CTTCGGATTTTCCGACGCCAGTAAGTCCAACAGGATTTACCGCAGGTTTAGACGTTATCGCTTATGGAACGGGGCAAATAATGGCAAATACATCCCAAACAGTAGCAACAGGGGCAAGAGGTTGTTTTTTAAGAAGAAACACGGCAAACAATTGGTATGAATTTTTCTTAAACGTAAGCGTTGCAACTGCTGCAAAAGTAGTAATGTTAAATTTAACTTATCAAACATCATAATGAAACATATAAGACAAATTAATAGTATAGGTACAAATAGCTATACAATAGTAAATATAGAAAACTATATTGGAGAATTAGAAACACATCCAATATTTGCATTATTTCCTGATTCTTTTGAAATATCAGAAGATGAATTACCTGAATATATCCAATACGTAACAATATGAGTTTATTAACACAAGCATCTTTAATTTTAACTCCAACTGCTTATAAAGCCAATAAGCTATATTCTGTTGTTCCATCAAGTGGAAATGGAGATTTAACAACTACAAGAGCAACAACTGCTACAAGAGTAAATAGTAGTGGTGTAATTGAAAATGTAGCTACAGGTATTCCAAGAATTGATTATACAAATACATCGCCATCTATATTATTAGAGCCACAAAGAACAAATAGAATATTAAATAGTGCTACAGTTGTAACTCAAACAATAACTACAACTGCAGTAGCTAATACTTTATCATTTTATGGAACAGGAACTATAACTTTAAGTGGTACTTTTTCAGGTTCATTAGTTGGAACAGGAGCATCAAATAGAGTTAGTTTAACATTTACACCAACTGCAGGAAATTTAGTTTTAACAGTTAGTGGAAGCTGCACTAATGGACAACTTGAAATAGGTTCTTATGCTACATCATATATTCCAACAACTTCAAGTATAGTTACAAGGAATTTAGATGATATTTCAAAAACAGGAATTTCAACAGATATATTAAATCTATCAGAAGGAACTTTTTATATTGAAATAGCAAGTATTGCAAATGATTTAATACAAAAATCAATTCAAATTTCAGATGGTAGCGATAATAATTTAATAATGATTTCTGCATATACAATTAGTAATTTAATTAGATTTACAATAATTGGAAGTGGAACAACTTATACATTAAATGTAACTGTTTCAGATATAACATCTTTTAATAAATGTTTATTAAAGTGGAGTTCTGGAGGATTATTTGCTTATGTAAACGGAATAAAATATACTTTAACATTATCAAGTGTAATACTTAGTGCGTTAAATAGAATTTATTTTAAACAATGGTGGGGAGGAACTCCATTTTATGGTAAATGTAAAGGAATGCAAATATACAAAACTGCTTTAACTGATGCTGAATGTGCATCTTTAACAACTTTATAAAATGAATATATATAAATTAAGATTTACAGACAAAGAAACTGCACTTGCTGATTTTATGACTAAAGGAATTTATGTAGAAGTAGATTCTGAATTAATGTATGCAGAAGGAATACAAGCAGTAGTAGAAATTGGATTAATTGAAGGAGTAGATGGATACCATTACGATATAATGTCAATTCAAAATATTGACTTTGGAACAAATGAAATAATAGTAAATAACCCTAAACATAATTTTGCAGGATATGAAGAAGTTTAAAAAAGAACAGGTAATAGGAATTTTAAGACATACATTAACTTTTGTAGGTGGTATTTTAGTATTAAAAGGATATACTACTGATGCAGATTTTACAATATTATCAGGATTAATATCCACCGCAATAGGTTCTATTTGGTCTATTGTTGAAAAAAAATAAAATGGAATCTACTAAACTATACCTACTAAATTCTTTAACGATGATTATCACGTTCACCAACATTGAAAATACGTTGAAGATATTGCTATTGATATTATCAATTGTATATACGTGTGTTAAAATTTACGAATCATTTAATAAAAATAAAAATGAAAATAGAGATAAAAAGATTACACAAGACGAATAATTCTACAATAGGAGAAATGACTATTGATGGTAAATTTGAGTGCTATACTTTGGAAGATATAGAAAGAGATATTAAAATAAAAGCTGAAACTGCTATTCCAAAAGGTACATACAAAGTAATTATAAATCAATCAAATAGATTTAAGAAATTAATGCCATTGGTTTTAAATGTTCCTAATTTTGAAGGTATACGTATTCATTCAGGTAATACTAATCACGATACAGAAGGATGTATTTTAGTAGGTCAAACAAGGTCTAAAGATTATATAAGTAAATCAAGAAAAGCATTTGAAATATTATTTGCAAAAATGAAATTAGCTAAAGATATAACTTTAACAATATCGTAATGAATAAACAAGATAGAAATTGGATATTATTTTGGCTTACTGTAATAGTGTTTTCTGCTTTTGTTTTAACAATGTCATCTTGTGGTACCAGAAAGGTAGTTATAGATGAGGTTAAGAAGGATTCTTTGTCCCAAATTTCCACTAAAATAGTGACGAAAGAAGATATAAAAATTGAAACTAAAAATGATATTATAACTGATGAATTTATTATTACTCCATTAGATACTTGTAAAGATATTGTGGTAAATGGTATAACGTACAAAAACGCTATTTTAAGCTACAAAAAGACAAAAGACAACACAATACAAGTCCAAGATAAAAAAGTGGCTAAAGACGAGTTAAAAACACAAGACACAAAAGTCACTCAAAACAGAAAAGTTAAAGATATAACGAAAACTTCTAACCCATTTCTTATCTTGTTATGGTTATTAATTCCACTAATTGCGTATATAATTTATAGATTCAAATGAAAAAGAACTCAAACAGAAGGTACAGAATGGACAATACTACTGCCAAAAGAATTGGTGCAAAGCTAAATAAAAGTGGTAGATATATGATTTCCAAAGAACAAGAGAAGAAATTTATCGCTATTAAAAAATAATTTCATATATTTGGAATCTAAACCATTTAATATGATAAAAAACAATGAAAGGCGGTATCGATTTAATCATCATATTGCTAACAAAATTGGAGTTTTAGTTAATCAAAGTGGTCGATATCGACTAACTCCTGAGCAAGAGAATAAGTACTTCAACATTGTTCAAAATCAAGAACATATTAAAAGGCTTTTCTTTGACATCGAAACATCTCCTAATCTTGTTTATGCTTGGAGGATTGGTTACAATCTAACTATACATCCCGATAGCATCGTAGATGAGCGTAAAATTATATGTATATCTTATAAGTGGGAACACGAAGATAAAATCCATAGATTAACGTGGGATAAAGATATGTGTGATAAGCAAATGCTTATTGATTTTATATCGGTGGCTAATAAGGCTGATGAAATGATTGCACACAATGGGGATAGGTTTGACATCAAATGGATAAGAACACGTTGCATATTCCATAGGGTTTCAATGTTTCCTCAGTACAAGACATTAGATACGCTTAAAAAGGCTAAAAGTGGCTTCAATTTCAATTCCAACAAGCTGGATTACATTGCACAATTTTTAGGAGTTGGAGCAAAGATTAAGCATAGTGGGTTTGATATGTGGAAAGAAGTAATGAAAGGTAATCCTGATGCACTTGAGGAAATGGGTAACTACTGCGATGGAGATATAGTTGTATTAGAGGATGTGTTCTTAACGATGCAGAACTACATTAAACCAAACACTCACGCTGGAGTTATAAACGGCAATCTTAAATATAGTTGTCCTTCTTGCTCAAGTGAGAATGTAATCTTGCTTAAAAATATAGTTACTGCTATGGGAACTATCAAAAGATTAATGGAGTGTCAAGATTGTGGTCAAGTTTATGAGATAAGCAATTCAGCATACAAACTTCATTTAGAAATGAAAGATAAGTTTAAGTGATGCGGTAAATAAAGGCGATAATCACCGCAAAGAATAACCCCTAATAAATACATCTATTAGGGGTTTTTTAATCTATAAACTTAACCTATTTACAGCAGATTGCAAATTATCTAATTCCATTGCTATCTTTTCTAATGCAACTGGAGTATAACCTCCTTTATCAACCACATAAGCATCAGCAAATATCCTGTTGTATTGTACTTTTGTTGCTATTTGCAACGCTTCAAATGATGTTAAACTTTCATCTGTTTCAATTGTTTCTACTAAATCGTAGATTTCTTCTAAAATTCTTTGCATTTTTATTTGTTTTTTAATAATATTAACTACTTTTCACCTTTTGTAAGTGTTTTTCACGTTCTTTACACTTTTCTAACAGTTTTTTTGCTACTTCTCTTTGCTCTGCTGCGTACTCCCATATTGAGAGTCTTTTTTCTACTGTGTGTTTGCTATAAGCCATTCTTTTCTAAGTTTTTTAATGAAATCTTTAACTGCTCCTTCCATTTCCAAAGGTACACGTACTTGTATAATCTTGAATGGATAATCTAATTTCTTTCTTCCAGCTCCTTC